ACTGTACCTCCACCTGTTGGAGTACGATATGGCTTAACACCTCCAACACCATGAATGCTCATAACTTTTTGGATATAATCATCCCGATTGCCTCCATACGGTATTTGCTTTCGAGTGAGGAAAAAACGTCTACGGAAATCCTCCGTAGGTTCTTCATCTTCACCAGGTATGAATAGCTCTGTTAGTTCTGCTGTCTCAAGACCATCAATGTATTCAATTGGAATTAAGGCACCGAACTGTGTATTACCGATCACGCCTGTTGTCTCGCATTGCATTTCATAAACACCTGGAGCAATTCGCTGGATGGCTATATAATCTAATTCGCCAAGTGAAAATCGAGACCCAATAGGAATATCTTTGCTGAACACACCTTTCAATATGGCATTGGTTGCTTTATAAGGATAGACACCGTATTCTTCTGCTCTTTTTATTAAATTTGGACGGGATGCTGTTTCAGGAAATGTCTCTAAAATAATACTGTCTAACGCTATATACATCTCTTGAAGTTCTTTCGCTGTCATTGCTCCTGTATCATAGATAATGGCACCTTCCCGTTTATCTACATCATTACTGATTCGCTCTAACATACGTTCAACAATCACTTCAAAGCTTTGATGCTCAAACATTATGCAACCACCACCTCTTTTGTAACTTCAATTTCTCCCACAATCGTATGAGCTGTTAATTGAACATATACTTTATGCTTCACATGACTAAAAGAAAAAGCATCAACACTATGGATGCGATCATCTTGTGTTAATGCTTCTGTTATCAAACTTTTTAGTTCGCTATACACATAGGGTATAGGCTGGCCGAACAGTTTTGCTATTTCAGCACCGTAATTCCATGAATAAATTAAATGGTCATAACGCTCTGTACTTAACGCTTTATATATAGCCTGTTCAATGGCTTCTCGTCCATCTGCATAGCCGATAATGCGCTTTCGTTCTAAATCCAGTTTGTAGGTACGAGAGGGTTGAACCATTTCCTCAAAATCTGCTGTTAATTCTTCTTCAAATCCATTTTGTGGAATCATCAAACCACCTCTTTATCTATGATTAAAAATTGTTGTCCTCCATGAACACGGAACATCGTCACTTTGTCACCTTGTTTTAGGCCGTTATAAACTTTATAAATCTGCTTAGTTCCACCATTCACACTCATTTCTACCTCATGATCCATTACAGCGCGAGTTAGTTTTAGGTGTTCCTCTCTAAGTGTCAACTTTTGATCAATTTGGACTTCTAATGGGTTTATACTTAAAACAGTGCCATAAACAACCGTAGTGAGCTTTTGAGCATTGATAACACCCAAAACTAGCTTTTGGATTTCTTTTAATATGTCCTCCATACTACGCAATGAAATCACCGCCAATCAATTTTAAATCCATGCGATGATCAGACTCTTTGAAGGTATGCTTCACTGTTTCAACCATCATGAAATTGGCTACCGTAAGATCACCAACATACAATTGTACAGCTACTTGACTACCACCTCGTATAATTGGATTTCCAAACACTTTATTGATGTGTAACTTTCGTGTTTTTTGGTTATAAAGCTTTAACATCCCATCAGCTTTAGCTTTGCCGTTATCCTTTTCTCCAAGGCTATCAGTTAGTTGAAGTACACCCCATTGATTAATATGGCTTCCATCTTTAACGATGTAGACATCACGCCTACCTGTCTTTTTATTCTCGCGTACTAATTTAATTTTGTTGTACGTATTTTCGTCAATGGCTGTCGTGTATTCAAATGACTCACCTGATTCTTGATCTATCAGCAAATCTGTTTTAAGTGTCCTAGCTTCACGTAAATTCAAAACTCCGAAGTCATCATACAGTACATATAACCTTTTAGTATTGAGCGTTGTTTCAGCTAATGCATTTGCCATGATAGTAAAAAGCTCTTGGTTATCCTCGACCATATAAGGGATAACATGCTTTGTATTATCTACCGTGCCGGTCTTTAACCTAAAGTCTTTTGCGATCATTTGAAGTACTTCGGCAGCTGTCTTTTTGGAATACTCATACGTGTTTTTATTTTTAAAGTAGCGCAGTTGATCGTAGCAAGTAACAGTGATAACCCTGTTATTCGTACGCTTCTTGGTAAAAACAAATCCGTAAAATATCTTGTGACCGTCATATTCGAAACGAACTGTATCACCCTCATGAAAACTAAGTACATCATCTTTAATCACATTGAACGTTAATTTACCCGGTGTACCTTTCCGGTGTGTTTCCCATACAATTCCTTCCTCTACAGCACATTCATACATTTGCCCTTTACTCGATATATACAATTGTGATTTAGCCAAGTTTTATCACCTGCCCTGCTCTAATAACGTTAGGATTGCTGATATTATTGATTTTTGCTAATTCAGTGTATTTAGAGCCATCACCTAAATACTTCTTAGCAATGGCCCACAATGTTTCACCTGATTTTACAGTATGTGTTTTTGGTGTTTCTTTGCCTGTTGTTGGCCTTTTCTGCTCTACTACAGCTTTAGTTGCCGTCTTGGATGTAGATGTACTACTATCGGTTTTTGTAGCAGCTTTCAAATTGATTCTTTTATTACCATAATCTCGATACTGCTTTAACTGGATTCGTACATTGACATCAAAGCCGTTTTCAGCAGATTCTAATATTTCATAATCTTCAAGTGTCACGATCATATTGGTGTCAAAAAGTAGATTGCCATTTGGCATCATACGATTAACAATAAACTCAAAGGGTTTGTCGGAGTTTTTTAATTTCTTTAGTTTATCCAGATAAAATGCCGCTGGTTGAAAACTACTCGGATAAACAGAAAACGGATATTTGACGTTAGGCAGTAATACCTCAAAATCTATATTCGTTAGCCCAGTTTTTTTTATGACATTTACTTCTCCTTCATTCATTAACACAGTAGTTTCGTTTCTTCCATTAATCTTCAGAGATAGTTCAGAAGGTGCAATAGGAAACTGTATACTGTCTAGAAAAAAATTATACATCTTCAATTGAACCTCCTTCTGCTAACATTCCTGAAACTTCTTCAACACGTTGACCAAATCTATCAATAATACCATCAATATCTAATTCACTGCTAATACGGTTTTCATTTTTCATATCTACTTTGATTTCTGCCGTTGTATAACGATTGATTGCTTCACGTTCAGCTATATCACGAAGATACTTTAAATCCTCATTCATTATTTTAATACCTTCAGTTGCCTTCTCGGTATTGTCTGCTGTTTTCTTACCTAACTCATTACCTTTATCAAGTTTGTCACCTAACGCTAATGCTTTATCAATGTCATTTTTTATCTTATCTTCTTGATTATTGTCTTTTTTTTCTTCTCCAGATTTAAATAAATTTTCTCCCCAATTGTAGCCTGTATCCCAAGCCTTACTTAAATTTTTAAATTCCATTTTAGGAGCTTCCCAATAATTATCAGGAGCTTCACCAATCCAGTTGTCTAAAACTCCTTTAAGACTTTTTAGATCACTTGTTATGGACTCACGATGGCTAAACTCAGTACCCATTTTTAAACCAACGTAAGATACAACACTATCTGGTAATAAACTTATAAACCAATTCCAAGCTTGTATGGCCCAATTGACTGCATCTATGATGGCATTAACGAAATTTGTAGCAAACTGATCCCAACCTTGTGACATGGAAATAGCAAGGTCTAAAACCAAAGTTGCTAGATTATAAAATAATCGTTTTACAGAGTAAGTTGAATTTTTCGTACTATTAACAAGAAATTCATTAAACGAAGCAAATATATTCCAAAAAAAGGCGATTATATTATAAATAAAAGCATATAAAAACATGAATGCCCCAGCTATTATTCCTGTAGCACTAACCGAGGTCCCAGCAAAATAATTGAAAGCGGCTACCGCTAAATAGAAAAGACCAATAAGAATGACGATGGCTATTACTAAAATAAATATTGGATTGGCTGCTATCGCCGCATTTAAGCCCCATGCTGCGGCTGTTGCAGCTAATGTTGCAGATACATTCGTCCATGTAGTTGCAGTTAATAGCCCAATTGCAAGCGTTCTTAGACCAGTCCAAAGCGCACTGGCCATTTCGGCTGCTTTTACTAGTAGTAAAGCAGATTCATATACCAACATTGCTGCTGCAACAGTACTTATTATAGGAACTATAAACGACCAACTATCCTTTAAACTCCCATCGGGTATAAAAAAATTCAATGTACTGGAGACAACTGAAGATAATTTCTCCATAGCAATGGTTACATTTTGCATGAGCTCCTTAAATGGATCGCTTTTTGCAATTTCACTTAATTTCGCTAATAGTCCATCAATAGCCATCCCAAGCACAGCATTCCTTATACTCTCTGCAGAAATCTTTCCACTACTTCCTATTTCTCGTATTTTATCGATTAAAATACCAAGGTAATTCGTAGTATTTTGGGCACCACTTGACGTAGACTGAAATATGGTGTTTAAATCTTCTCCTTTAAGGTTTCCACTTCCCATTGCTTGTGTAAATGGTTGCTCGGTAGTTTGTAAATCATTATTGATTAACCTAGATGTGGTATTAGTCTCGTTGGACAAGAGTACTCTCCCCACTACTTGAAAATCTAAATATTTACCTACTAACTCCTTGACTTTATTTAATAACCCATCAACTGCAATAGTTCCATCCCTAATGTTGTTGCTAAAATTTTGTAGAGAATTATCAGCCTTACGAATTTCGTTTTCAACTATGTTAAATTGCTCAGCAGTTTTAGCTAATTCTCTTTGAGCTAGTTGAACACTTGAGGTATCCATCATTTGCCCTGAAGCAACATGCATAACTTCCAATTGATTGACCATCCTAGAAACCATATGATGCATGGCTTTAATTGGTTTACTTAAACGATCTTCAATTTGAATTGCCTTACGGATTGTAGCCATGAACTCTCACCTCTTTATTAAAAAAAGCACCCTACTCGAAGGATGCTTTTTTATGGCTATTGTTTAATAATTTATCTTTTCACTTTTCAATGTAAAGTTGTATGCTTTCTGTTGCTTCAACTACATAATTCTGCATGGTTAAATTCTCAAGACTCCAAAGTAACTTCCAAATCCATTAATTTAAATAATTCACCAATCTATTGAATTTTATATTTTCCATTTTTAGTTTGTTCTTCTTTCAATTTGCTCATCATCTTTTATTTCACCAATTACCTTGTCGGATGAGTTGATTATTGAATTATATCCACACACCACAGCAAAAACAGACATAACATAAGTAGATAAACATTACACCTTTACATCAATATTCCCTCTTATATAGAAACATTAATACAGAAAGATTAGCTAATTCCTAACGCTTCCTTCTTCTTCTAGACCCTCGTTTTGCCTCGCGCTCTTGCTTCTTATCTTCTTCGATTTTGACTTGTAAAGATGCTATAATACAGGCTTTGTCTGTCAAGGATAGAGACATATATTCAGACGGAAGACGACGCATCTTTTGCACCCACCAGTGCATTATATTAGCATCACCATCACCGTCGTCTATTAGTTTTTTACTTCTTCGACCATATCCTCTAGCTCAGCTTGGTACCCATTGACTTCCTGTGCCACAGCAGAGGCATCTGCCATTTCACCGATTGTTAGCATCTTTCCAAGTAAAGCATCTGCACCCATTACACCATAAGAATCCTGCAGCTCTTTATCGTTTAAATTAGGATAAACAATAGATTCAACAGTTAATAAACGTTGGTATTTAAAATGGTCAAAATCAGTATTATACTGTCCCTTACGCTTTCCTTGCGTAATCATAGAACGCTTAGTGGATTCTGATTTTAATTCAGCGTCTCGTTCTGGCGAAATTGGTGCGAACTCCCATTCAATTGGATTACCTTGCTCATCCACAAATTTCTTTGAAATAGCATGCTTAATGTTTTCATTTTGCTTTTTATTGTGCGCAAAAAATGCAGTTAAGTTTGACATATTTAATCACCATATCCTTATTATTTATATTTAAAATTTAAAAAAGACCACATAATGAGCTCTCTTCTTATAACATTTCTTGTAAAGTTGTAAATTCTTCTGGCATATCCCAATCCTCGAAAGTGAAATCAATGGAATCCTCCAGGTACTCCGCATCTGCATCTAATGCAGCGATAATGCCTCCATCCATATTACAGTCAATCAGGATTGTTGTTTGACGACCTACTGACGCTGAGCCATCTTCATTCGTCACTTGGATATCAAAATAAATATCCTCCCCTGTATCTTTGTAACGCTTTAATAACTTACGGAATATTGAAGTATTAAAGTGGAATGTAGCACTGCCTGTAAACTCTGCACCAGTAGCTTTGTTACCCTTGGATACGCGCCCCATAATAGGTACTTGGGTTTTAGTTTTATCCATCCGGGCTTCTATGTTAATTAATTGAGCGAATAAGTATCTATTTCCTTCAATCGTCACGTATGCTCGACCTTGAGCACCATGAATGGCATTGCGAGCGTGCATGGTAGCATCAGCAAAATATTGTAGATTCAGTGAAATTAATGTTTTGTTTGGTTTCATCTTCTGTTTCCCCCTATTCTACTGTTGTTGTGATGTAAAGTTGTGACATCGCAACTGTAGGATTCACGATTTCATTTACCATAACAGCTTTCTTGGAATTACCTTGTGTAATGGTTAGTTCGTCTTTGTTGTAATTTTGGATTGCTCTAATACGTTGCATTTCCATGCGATGACTACCAATGTCGTTCCATAAAGAAATTCGGCCATCTTGATCATTTGGCACCTGTCCA